TTAAATGGCCTAAGGGCACTCCGACAGGAGACTCATTAAGAGAATGGCTAGGGTCGTTTGAGCAGAAACCAAAGGCACCCGCGCCAGAACTTGATATGGCAAAAGTCAAGGCTGAAGGCTTCGGGCCTGAAGCTCATGACGACGATCCAACTGCCCATACAAAGATGGTCACCTGATTTTGACCGTGCTATAAAAGGCATGTCGCGTGCCAAGTACGGCTTGGACCCCTTAACAGGGTGAGGGATCGGAGAGTTAGCCAACTCCGGTAACGAAACACGATGCTCTTCTGAGCGGCTAAAAATGCAGGCCGACCACCGTCGAGTTCGGAGTCCGTTACTGCGCTTGAGAACCTCCGGGACGCCGGAGGTTTTCTTTTGTCAAGGGAACTTGATCGGCAAGCCAGTCTCTGTAGGCAGTTCTGGCATCGCTTCATCAATCTGACCAGGAATGACCTCTGTCACCTCGTCAATAACACCACTAGTGGCCTCGTCCAAATAGTCTTGAACCATCCCTGGAACGCGAGCAAACGCAACGATTGTCGCCCCAACCAATGTTCCAGACATCAGAAACGCTAGGACTGATAAGACGTTGAAAACCTTCTGCATAGCTGTTTAAGCAACAAAAAGCCCCCGTGCAGCTCTACCTAAACGAGGGCAAATTGCTGTCCTGTGTGAGAAGACAGCTTTGTTATAGCTCAGAAAGAGAACTTAGCACCAGTTTTGAAACCAAGGCTCAGCTCATCACCAGTAATGAAGGAAACCTCGCCGTAGAGAGGACCATTACTGATGCCAGCCTTGCCGCTGATCTCAACTTCTTGCTCACCAGAGTCAGGCACCAGAAGAGCAGGCCCAGCCTGGATGTAAGCACCATTGTCGAAGTCAAAACCAACATGGCCTTCCAGGATGGCAGAGCCAACACCAGAATCCATGCCAGCTCCAACGTTCAGCTCAGGATTTACGTAGAACTCGCCTGCGTAAGCAGGAGATGCCAGCACAGCTGCCATACCGGCGACACCAATGACACGTTTGATCATGGAAGAGTGGGGAAACGTTTCCGCTGCCTACATTAATGGCAGGGTCAATGGGACGGTTCTGATTAGTGTCCATAAAAAAACCTGCCGGTGTTACCCGGCAGGATGTTTATCAAAGTTCAGAACGATCCACCGTCAAGCTCGATGCCTGAGATGGTGCCACCTGTAATCGCAACGCTGTTCGCTGCTTGAGTAGCAATCGAACCTAGGCCAAGGCTGGTACGTGCAGTCGCTCCAGACTCAACAACGAATGTAGATCCGTTGCCGACAACGAAGTTGCCATCAGTGTTCGACAGAGCAGCAAAAGCTGCGAGCTGCGAATTGAAGGCTTGAACGTCAGAACCAATGGCAAGGCCAAGGGTTGTACGTGCTGTAGATGCGTTGGCATCATCCAGCAGAGTACGAGCAAACGCAGTCAGATCTGCAAGGTCAGCGGTACCACTGCCTGTGAAGTAAGGCAGCTTGTTGGCTGCAGATGTCAGACCAGCAATAGCAGCAAGCTCGGCATCAAATGCCTGAACATCACTGCCAATCGCAACACCCAGTGTTGTGCGCTGAGCGGAAGCATCAGCATCATCAAGCAGTGCCCGACCTGCAGCAGTCAGGCTAAATGTGGCTGCAGAGTTACCAGTATCGAAGAAGATACCTTTGTTTGCAGCTTGAGTCAGACCAGACAGATCATCGAGAATGTTCCCATGAGCCTGAACATCAGAACCGATGGCAAGGCCAAGGTTGGTTCTGGCGTCACCAGCAGACGTGGCGTTGGTGCCACCATCAGCAATGCCAAGAGAACCACTGATGCCAGAAGCATCAAGGTCAAGAGCAATCTCACCCCCGCTGATAACAAGACCAGAGTTGGCCTTAAGGTCAGCACTCAGAGTGTTGCCACTCTTGCTCAGGCCATCGCCTGCAGAAACAGATCCTGCACCAGAGAACTGGGTAAAGGCCAGATCAGTCGTACCGACGGTAATAGTGCCGTCAGTGGTCAGAACAAAACCAGCATCTGCATTAGCAGTGCCTTGTTCAACAAACGTGAATGCACCAGATGTGACTTCAGTGTTGGAGTCGAAGTCGCTGGAACGCGCCCAAGCACCAGCTTTACAGTCATAAATGCCGTTTTCACTGGCATCTGTGTTGTCTTTGACCAGAACGCGCTCATCAGCAGAAACTGAAACGCCATCAATCGTCTGCGTTCCAGACAATGTGATGTTGCCAGTTGTCGCAACTTTGACGCTCGACTTAACATCAAGACCAGTTTTTACAGCGTCGACATACGCTTTTGTCGCAGCCGATTGCGCAGAAGTCGGGTCTGCAACGCCTGTAATTTCTTGGCTGTTAAAACTAACTGCACTGGTCGGTGCAGCCATCTCATCGAGACGGTTTGCCTGAACAGTGGTGTCAAAATCACTGACCTTGGCAGCAGTCAACGTCGGAATATCCGAAGCAGCCAGGCCAGTAATTGCAGTGATGCGACCCTTGGCGTCAACAGTGATTCCGCTAGTCGTGCCAGCAGATACACCGCTGTTTGCCAGCGTTACAGAGATGCTGGTCGTGCCAGAGCCAGAGGCATCTCCACTTAGGGTGACTGTCTGGTTGCCAGTAATGAACGAACCAATCTCGCCTTGCACATAGGCGGTGGTTGCAACTTTAGTGGAGCTATCACCACCGCTTTGCGTAGGCGCAATCAGTGTGCCTGAATACGTCTTGCTGCCAGCAATAGTTTGAGTGCCACTTAGTGCAAGAAATGCACCTGAACCGCCAATAGCTTCGACGCTTGTTGCACTTCCTCCGGCACCACCTGTGCCCTTTCCATAATACAAAACATCGCCAACTTCATTGAAGGCGAGTTCACTGTTGGCCAAAGAGCTTGGCGCCCCCGCTGCACCTGACGTGCGGCGTTTTATGCGAATTGTGTTAGACATGACTCAATGGATGGGTGAACAAACGGGCGTAAAATGGCTGTCAAAATGAACCGCCATCCGTAAGAGTCTCTGCTGTGTAGACATTATCAGCGCGAAAAGTATCGGCTGATTGGTCATAGTAAATGACCGATTTGTCTACTTTGCTTGACTGAACTAAGTCAAAATCGCCCGGAGGGCCTTGCGGCCCAGCAGTAGTGGCAGTGACTGTTGTCAGCTGGCCACTGGTATTAACCGTGACTGTGTTTTTCTGAGTGGTGACGTTGACTTGTGTCATCTTGTGTACGACTGATCAACAGTAATAATTCCTTCTAGGTAATACTCCTTTGTCCCTGCAGAATTTGTGACCAATACGTCGTAATACAGCGAGTCGGGAAACTCAGTCGTTTGTGTGTCAGTCAGGCTGATCGTGACTTGGCCATTGCTGCGGCTTGTGTAAGCAACGCCAAAGTCAGCATATTTTGTAGCCCGCGTTTTATCCCACGCTTGAGCGGCAACCGTGGCACCTGTCAGATTGATCGCAGCATTATTACTGTCCTTGAACTGCAGAAGCACAGACCAATCTGCTGCTCGCTGCACTTCGAAGTTATAGGTTCCAGGGTTGACAGCCATGGGTCACCTCCTCAAACCACTATAACGGCCATCGCTAGCAGTCATCCGTTGACTGCAGGTTTTTGTACTTGTTCGCCAAGCCAGTAAACAGGCCATATTGCGGATGGCTGATTTGGTCGCGGCCATCAAGGAAGTACAGCTCTTCCAGCCAAGCCATGCGATTAGACATCGCTTCGGTGTCTTCTGCACCTGGCTTACCAGCGATCATCGGATCAGGACGTTGCATTAGTTGTCAGGGCTGAAAGCTAAATACGAAGAAAACCCAGCAGGTAACGTAGAAGGATTGGCATATTTACTCCCGAAACCAGAACTAGAATCCCATTCATACGCGGCGATGTAAGGAGTGCCCGACATAGCAACAGCAACATTAGCGCCATCAGGAGTAAAAGCTACGCCATAACAACTATTTCCCGGCAAAGAAGAAGGATCTGAGTATTTAGCGCCCCAACCCGATGACCAAGCGTAAACATTTAAATACTCAGGGCTCGCTGCGTGCCCTATAGCAAGAGCACTGCCATCAGGGCTAAACCGTGAAGACAGCCCAACGCTTCCCGGCAATGTAGAAGGATTTGAATATGCGCTCCCAAAGCCAGATGAGGACCAAGGATATGCAAGAACGCGAGGGCTAACGCCAAATGTCACAACAATAGCATCTGTATCAGGACTGAAAGCTAAGCTTTGTGCATTATTGCCCGGCAAAGTAGACGGATTTGAATACTTACTGCCAAACCCTGAACTCCATGGATAAACAGTTATATAAGGACTGCCGTCATGCGCCACAGCAATGTAATTTCCGTCATCACTAAATTTCACATCACGACCAGTGCCAGACGGCAATGTAGACGGATTTGAATACTTGCTTCCAAAGCCAGACGATGACCAAGAATAGACACTTATATAAGGACTGCCTCCGTGCGATAAAGCAATATTATTGCCGTCGGGACTAAAATGTACTCCTCGGACAGTGCTACTGGGTATTGTAGATGGGTCTGCGTATTTACTTCCAAAACCTGAATTCCAAGCGTAAACATTTATGTCACCAGCAAAGCTACTGTTGTTAAATCCTCCAACAGCAAGTGCACTGCCGTCAGTGCTGAATTCAACGCCAAAAGTATTACCCGCTGGCAGCGTAGATGGATCTGCGTATTTAGTTCCAAAGCCAGATGAATCCCAAGGATAAGCAGTTACATAAGGACTGCCAAAATGTACTACAGCAACGTCTCCTGAATACTCACCACCACCAGCACCAGCAGCGGCAGACGAAATAGCGCGGCTAATTGGATCCATTTTTAACCTCAGGCGGTGTAGTTCACTAATGCTGCACCGCGTACTGTAGTGCCCCCGTCCGAAGTGATAAAGGTGAATAAATGCTTTCGTGCATCTGTCAGGGTCGGAGCTGTTTGACCAGCATCGTTATTCCAGTAAACAGAAGACGGCCAAGTGATGGTAGTGCTGCTGCCCGTTAAGCTCAGCTCAAGCGTAAAGGCGCAAACCGTTCCAGATGCCGGGATATTACTAAAGGTTATGGTTGAATTACTGCTTATAGACTTTTTAAAGTAATTTCCCGTTGCACAATCCACGTTTAAAGCCGCCATTGTTTCAGCGACTTGCTTGTACGGTCCGTCTACTGCAAGCCCTGCGTTTAAGGTCTGCAACGCAGTAAAGGTTGTAGCTGCTGAAGAATCAACAAGATTATCAACCGTCACCGACTGGGTGCTGGTTGTGATCGTGTCTACCTTGACGGTTCCAAACGCCATCGCTACACCAGCTAAAGGCCAATTACACCAATGTTAGCCTGCGCTGCAATCAGCTACCGGGTTCAGTGGGCCAAGTGACTGTAAACGGAAAACCAGATTGACCTGGCACGTCTCGGAGGCTTTGGCGATAACCAGTCCAGTTAGCAGCAACAGAAGACTGATCAGCAAGCTGTGTCCAATCAGTAGCAGCAAGTTTTTCGTTGCGCTCTGTTCTTACATCATTGGCTTTTGCAGTGGTGCGCTCAGTGATCTGCTCTGAAGTTGCATCAGATTCGATCCACTGCTCTTGCCACGCTCCATCAACAAGCTGTGCTGACCGCTCAAAATTTTTGGTGTGGTCATCAGCAGGAGGTGTGACCTGCGTAACAGGCACGCAGCTGAAAGCCGTAGCAGTCTCTTCGCTGATGGTGCGACCAAAACTGGTTTGCGGGTTATCACGACGCAGATCCGTCAACGTGTACGGATACCGCTCCAGAGCACCGTTGGCGTCGAGCTTTGCGTAGAACATCAGGAGGGCTCCAGTTCAGCGAGTTGGTCTGCGATCACATCACGAATAATAATCGCTTTGAGCTGCTCGGTTTTGCTGGATTCCAGCAGATTCGACAGGTTTGCGGCAAACTCGGACATGCCGGGCTTGTCTGCGTGCTCAGCTTCGATCTTAGCGATAGCCCTGACGTAGTTGTCAATGTTGATTTGATAGTTGAGAATCTCGTCCTCACGAGCTGCTAGTGCGGAATTGAGGGTTTCGAGCTTGCTCATAAAAAGGTAAGTACCAGGGTTAATATATCACTCGATAAAGTGTTTGCTAGTGTCAGCTAGGAGCAAAAAAGGTTACAGCGTAAGCTTGACTAGGAAGCGACGTAGATGGGTCGGCATATTTAGCGCCAAACCCTGAACTCCAAGGATATGCAGTTATATATGGACTGTTACTATGCGCTACAGCAATACTATCGCCATCAGAACTAAAACCTACTCCATTGGCATGATTAGCAGGCAAGGTGGAGGGATTTGAGTATTTGGTGCCAAATCCCGAACTCCAAGGGAATACAGTGATATAAGGACTGGCTTCATGCGCTATGGCAATATCGTTCCCATCGGGACTAAAAGTTACGGCCCTGCCTTCACTAGGTAATGATGAAGAAGGGTTGCCATACTTAGTGCCAAAGCCGGAACTCCAAGGATATACAGTTATATATGGACTATTAGTATGCGCTGCAGCAAGATTATTGCCATCAGGACTAAAAGCTACGCCTTTGGCAATGTTGTTAGGGTACGTAGAAGGATCTGCATACTTGCTGCCAAAGCCCGAACTCCACGAGTATGCAGTAATCCTTGGGGCACCAAAATGTCCTACAGCAATATTATTACCGTCAGGACTCCAGGCTACGGCGTAAGATGAAGCTGTCGGCAATGTAGAAGGATTTGAGTATTTGCTGCCAAACCCTGAACTCCATGCGTACGCATGGATATATGGAGAGCTTTGATCCGCTACAGCAATAGTATTGCCATCAGGACTAAAAGCTACGCCGTCACCCGTCCCAGAAGGCGTTGTGGAAGGATCTGCATATTTAGTGCCAAAACCTGAAGATGACCAAGGATATACAGTGACACATGGGCTGCTAGCATGTCCTACAGCAATATCGTTACCATCAGGACTAAAAGCTACGCTGAAGGCTACGTTGGCAGGCAATGTAGAAGGGTCCGAATACTTACTGCCAAAACCAGAATCCCAGTCATACACTGAAATGTAGGGGCTTGCATTATGTGCTACGGCAACTACTTCACCGGGACCACCACTGCCAGACGCACCAGCAAGTACGTTGCTTCCAATAACGCTCATGAGTAAGCCAGAGTAGCGACAGCGTGAATAGAACCAGTGGTGCGGACAATGTAATCCACACGATCCACAGCATTAGCTGTTGTCGTTAATGTTGGTGGCGTTCCACCAGCCCAATCCCAATAACTGCCCCAGGTCACTGTTCTACTGCCAGTGCTGTCTTGCACTAAAAACAATGACCCAGATTGACCAGCAGTTAGGTTGCTTGGATTAGCCAGTGTGACGTTCGTTCCAAGTGTCAACGTAAAGTTATTGCTATCAGCAAAGTTAGGCGTCACCGTAGACCCACTCGTTAACGTCGTAATCTCACCGCGTTGTCCAGCGGTAAAAGTCTGTGCAGCATTCTTGGCTGCAAGCTGGTTCGTGGCTAACGACGTTGAGTCAGAGTGCTCAATGGTGTCAGCAATGATTGTTCCTGCCATGTCAGTTCAGCACCGTAAAGAACGAACCAGTCGATACCGTCAGTGTAGCTCCTGTCGCAATGGTGTATCGAGGACCTACAACACCTGCGTTCGTTGATGCCGCAATCGTTGTGCTCGATCCAAGCGATTGGCCACTGACAATAAAAGACGAGAACGACAACGCACCGCTGCCATTCGTGATCATCATGTCATTACTAGATCCGTTGCCATTAGGCAGCGTCAACGTATTGTCAGCTGCAACCGCTGGTGCCTGCAGCGTTACGTGCCCTGTGGTTTGGCCTTCGAGTCGGAGTCCCATTAGATAATCACCCAGGTCGTAGTAGCTGGCACCGTGATTACTGCCGATGCGTTCACACTAACCGGACCAGCGGAAACCACATTTTTGCCGCTCCCGATTGAGTACGACGTTGTCACCGTGTTGTCATGCTCCAATGCCCACTCATCTGAACCACCACCAGATGGATAGCCGCCACCGCCTACTTCAACCCAAGCACTGCCGTTATAGATCTTGAGCTTGTTCGTGCTGGTGTCTAACCACTCCTCACCTTTTTCAACACCTTGTTGACCAGATACCGTGCCAGAACCAGTTGCTGCTCCAGTGGCTTGGAAGATAGTGCCAACGTTGTTGTTGGACGCTCCAACAGACGTAAAGTCAGTAGAGCCAACAGTCAGGATCTGATACGTCGTACCAGCGACAAGCGCAGTGGCAGCCGTGCTAGCTGGTGATGAGTTTGGAGCGTTAGTTCCGATATGAACCGGACCAACTTTGACTAAGTTGCCGTTCGTATCTTTGAAAAACAGCGCTGGTGACGCTTCATTTGTATTGACGACTGGCTCACCAGATCCCAGCAGCGAAGGGATCGGTCGCTTATTGGCAGTGCTGCTCCGCTTTAGTTTGATGGCCATGATCAGAGAATCATCCAAACTGCCCCGTTAGGGACAGTGACAGCGATTGAGTTTTGGATCGTGACCGGACCAACGCTCAACCCATTGTAATTAGTAGTCAGCGTGTAATTACTACTGATGGCCTGCTGATTTTCAAGAATCACACCTGTTGCACCTGCAGCAGCATCTTGCCAACTGACCGCACCAGAAGACCCACCACTAGTTAAAACCTGGCCGCTGGTTCCGTAGTTTGCGCCAGCAATACCAACTTGACCAGCAGGTCCAACACGGATTCGCTCTGAGCCTTCAGTCGTAACTTTGAAGTGGCCGTCAGAACCGGTATCGACAACCTCAGCCTCGCTGTTGCCTTCAACAATCTTGTCTGTATCAGCAGCAGTCCCATTAGACGCAGCAGTAATACGACCTTGCTGATCAACCGTCAAACTCGTAAGCGTGTAAGACCCTGGCGTTACTGTTGTGTCTTCAAGCTTTGCCGCCGTAACTGCATCGTCAGCAATCTTGGCAGTTGTAATAACTCCTGCACCCAGACCAGTCGCAACCACATTGGTCACGGTGACTTTCTTGGTCTGATCGTTGAG